AGTTATATCAGAAGGGGATGTTGATAAGTTTGATATGGGAGTCATGGCTCAGCTACTCAATTTGTATTACAGTTTTACCCTAATTCACGAGGACCCTACAAGTGATGATTTTCCGCTAAAAAAACGTATAGTGAAACTTCTAATAAAGAATATGGTTGCACGGCTAACCCATTTATTCGGTCAAATATGGGTTATACAACGGGGTGGTGTTACCTCCGGTTGTTTCGATACTTCACATATGGATTCTTGGATAATGCTTTTATACTTTTGTCTCTTTTGTATGTATCAGATTATGACAGCCCCTCCTGAGCATCAGGAACTTCTTGAGAAGCAATTTATAGAGTATGTTAGGATGATAGTATATGGTGATAACCATAATTGGAACCAGGGTCCAGTCGGTTCTCTTGCTCATACATACTTTGCTTGTGGAGAATTTACCAAATTTCTAAAAGAAAAATTCCTAGTGATATTGAGAGACAATCGGAATGCGATACCATTCTGTTCAACTCATATCTCAGGATGGCTAATAAAGAAGGGTACCGAGTTCTTAAAACATTTTGCCGTCCTAAATCGTAATATGACAAAGGGCCAGGCTACGTTCCTACCCTATCGTGAAACAAGGGAGTATATAGCCCGGGCCATATGGGGTCGTATACCTAAGTCCCGTGATTTGGTTGATACCCTACTCTCAGTCCTAGGACATGTGTATGGCACCCATGGATCGAACTATGATGCCTGGAAATCGTTGAAATTCCTCTACGAGGAGCTATTACACCGACTAGGAACGGATGAGCAGGGAGCAATTGGTATGGCGTTGGATCGTGTGGATAGAACTGATATTAAGAAAATGAGACAACATGGTATCACCCTAGAGGACTTAAGAACTGGGTTCCCGCGCTTTGATGAGCTTCAGAAAAGAAATATTGTCGATCCCGAGTATCAGAAGATTACCCAGGTAATTGGAGAGGATGAGGATTACTCGGAAATAGATTTTATATTGTAGAAGGAGAATCATACTGCCTTAATGTGTGAAATAAAGTTAGTAAAATGTAGTTAAAAATAAGTAAAAGTAGTAAAATAAAAAAA